TCGCCTTGCTGGATCGGGATACCAGTCGTTGGGCTGACAGCATTATAGCCAGACAACTGACGACGATCTATTTCATCCCATGCGTATGGTTCCACACGCGGATTGATAATCGGCACAGGATCAGCCGGCAAAACAATCGCACGAAGTTGGTTTTGCGGTTCGTCATAGCACGTATCGCAAACCAGAATGCGCTTGTTAATTAGCGATGCACCAGCCCAATCATACTGCCACTTAAGCTGATGATGGTTGTACCACAACGCACAACGGTCACAGATCGCAAACGCCCTTGGGTTGCGAGGGTCTGTTTTAGCTCGTCCTGACCGTGATGCGTATCCCATCTATCACCTATAATAGCCAGAGATCATAGGCGAGATATACTGTTGGGCCTGTTCCACGTTCTGGTCTGCTGCGATCTGATACGATTCATCAGCCATAGGCTTAATCGTCTGCGCAATAGCAGGAGCCCAAATTTGAGCCAGACGATAGGCCAGTCCATACGCAAACGCCTCAAGCCACAGATACGGAATTTCTACTTGCTGGCCGTTTTGCAAGCCTGAATCCTGCAAACGACGAACGCGGTAGTATTTGAGAGACTGTGGGCCATTGTCCGTGTTCGGGACGGGCCACAAAGTCACCGTTGGGTTTAGCAGACGATCAAACCAAAAAACAGTAGGAAAGCCCTGTTGTTCCTTGTTTGGATAGCTTGCGTATTCAGTGCGGCTGATTGGGAGAATAATACGGTCAATGTTAGCACCACTGTCGTCATTAACGACATAGGCATCCAGGATCATCACCGTATTAGCATCAACTGGATATGTAGCTTGATCAGTCACAAGTGCGGTCGTGACAAGATCAACAGCCCACAAGTTGACGCCCTGATTAGACCACCGCGCCAGCATCATGTTGGAAGCCATGCGGGCAGCTTCCATATGTTCCTGCAAAACAGCCGTATTGCGTATACCGATAAGGTTATACGCATACAGCGTTAGTTCACCCAAGCCAGGGTTGAACGTGTATGTGCCGCTAGTAGCCATGCGGCTCTCCTATTAGGCAGGACCAGCCTGAACAATCTTAGCCGTCACCGCGCCAGTGCTTGCACTAACATTTAGGCTGATTGCACGGCAAGGGACTGTCAATGCGCCTGCGATTGCGGTCGAGCCAGATGTAAAGCCGGATGCGACATACCAAGATGCCGTTGCAGGGGAATAACCAGCAGCGTTCGGATCATCCAGCGAATATTCAACGGTGAAAGTCGCAGTCGCAGCAAGCGAAACAGCGATACCAACATTGAATGGCGTCTGGAAGTCATCAACAACACAGATAGCGCTGCGGCCAGTTCCGGTTTTAACAAGGTCTTTATACTGCATTTCACTTCCCCTTGTTGCGGGCTACCGCTGCATTATCAACCAAGTTCGGATAAGGCCGCCCTGCGGCTCTTGCCCTCGCCTTAGCTGATTGAATTTCTTTGCGGCTCAGATGCTTCACTTTAGCATCTTTCGGAGCTTTTTGCTCCCAAAAAGGTTTATCTGCCATGTTAGCAGTCCCACTTTCTAAGAGCTTTGTTGATACGGCTGTCGGGATCAGCAGCCTTGGCCGAGCCAGTAAGCTTGCGCTTCATACCAGTCATACGGGCGCAAAAGCTGTCTTTGCGCGATCCGCCTTCTGGCTGGGGTCGCTTAATGTCATGACCGGCAGCACGTAGGCTTGCACGGCCTTTTTCATTCAAGCCACCAGACGGCGACTTACCTTCTGATCTTTGCCATGCAGGAGTACGTGCCATGGTGCTCTCCTAGTGAAAGCGGGGGCATGAAGCCCCCGCCCTGATAGCCTTAAGGAGCAGGGAGGGGACCCCTCTTAATCAAGGCTACCAGACACGTTACGGCCCGGAGCCGGAGTTCCCTTAGCAGCCGACGAAAGCGGGCTCATGTTCGAGCCAGCGCGACCGCCAGACTTGCGGGCAGGACGGCCCATGTTAGCCTTGGACTTCTTGCCTTCCATCTTGCCCATGGTCTTGCCGCCGCGCTTACGCTCTTCGGCTTCGTCCTGAACATTAGACTGGTAGGTGTAACGGAGATTCTTTTTGCCAGCATCCTGCGCCATCTGGTTGACGCCACCGCTTGCACGCTTGCTACGACCCTTCATGTGAGCCTCCTATAGTTCTGATTAGGCGTTGATTGCCTGAATGTAGGTGACAACGAGTGTTCCTGCGCCCGGAACTGTGTCCGGCGCACCAGAGTCTACCCAAATTTGCACATCGTCTGTTCCAACATCAACCCACTTTCCGGTGCGAGTAGCATCGGTGCCGGGGTTCAATGAAAGAAGACCAACCGCGTTAGCATTCGTTGAGGCAACAAGTTCAGTTGCAGTCGCAGAAGTGCCAACACTGATCGTGTACGTTGTCGTGGCGCTAGACCACGCAGCCGTCACAAACAGAGTGATTGATACGATGGTGCTGTTGGCAGGAATTACAATTCCAGAAGCAACAGCAGTTGTAGACTGAGTGATTGCGGCAGACTGGGCTGCAACAAGCGTTCCGACATTCTTCAAAGTACCAACTGTAGTTCCAGTCGTATTGAGAACGTCACCAGCCTTTACGGGGCCAGTAAATGTAGTAGTACCCATAGGGTCCTCCTGCACGATACGATCATACTGTCTGTGCAGAGTCCGCTGGGGCGGTCAGTATGATCAGTTTCCCCAGATGAAAAGGGTGGGAGCGAACCCCCACCCCCTTACGATTACGATGGGATCGAACCGTAGATAGAGCGCCAGTTATAGTAACCGAAGCTGTAACGCTCGTAACCCTTGACGAGAAGGTTGTCTGTAACGAAATCGACCTGCATATCTGTTTCGAACTTCACGCGCTCCATGTAGGAGAGACCGTCAATGTTCGTAAGCAGGAACCAAGCCGTAGCAGAGGTCAAGAAGTCGTTGACCATGTAGGACTCAGGCAGGCCGCCGGAGGTCATCATGATCGCATTGACATCATTGTCTGCCGTGCCAGGACGCAGTTCAGTCTTCGTCAGACGAATTGCAACAGGCTCAAGCTGCGGCGGAACGATGAGCTTGCGCGCGCGAGCAAACACCTTCAGGCCAGCCTGATCTTTGAAGTTCGTACGAACTGCAATCATGCTGTTCAGAAGAGTCGACTCGTTGAGTTCGCTCGTCGCATAGTTGGAAACCGTGCTGCCATCAATCGGGTGATCGCTAGCAACAAGCGCCTTACCGTCACCACCAACGGCACCATTGTAGGTGGTCGAGGTGTTGAGGATGTTCGCGCCGTAGATTTCCTTCGTCTGCTGGAAGGACTCGATAAGGCCGAGGTTCGACGGAGCGAACTGGGTCTTATAGAGGTTGTCATCAATGGCCTTACGAGTAATCGCGTAGCCGAGAGCAATTTCAGTATGCTCTTGGTTGTACACGTAACGCTCACCAGCATTGTTATCGAAAGCAGTCTGGCCGCCTTCGGTCTTAAGCTGTGCAAGACCCAAGAAACGCATTTCAGCAGTGCGTTCCAGAGCCATGCGCGACTCATGCTTGGTGAAGATTTTGTCGTACTGAGACGGGATCATCTCGTACTTGCCTTCAACCCCACGGAGGCCGGGGAGGAGAAGGTCTTTAATGGCTGAAAGATTAACTGCCATGGTCCCTAACTCCTATTAGATGCCGGTGGCGTTCTTGGTCGTCACGTTGTTAAACGCAACGATGACGCGGTTGTACGCGCCAGCCTCAGTGCCAGCAGAACCCGGAGGCTCAGTGACAAGGCCAATAACTCGGAAGGGAAGGGTGGTGGTGCCAGCAGCCGCAGTCGTTACATCAACGAAAGCGCCCGACAGACCATTGTTTGCGTTGCCCGTGCCAATGTCATAGCCGATGAGCAAGTTGACAGTGGACTGGGTTGCACCCGTCGAGCCCGTCTGAACCACAAACTTAGCGTTCGGGTCGTTGATGATGTAGCCTTCAACCGTGTTGGCAGAAGAAACATCAGAGCCCGGCCAGTAGTTGGACCAAACGGTGCGCTTCTGGGCGACCGAAAGGTACTTACAGCCAACGAAAATGCCAGCAATACCAGCAGCGGCGGTCGTGCCGTCACCACGGATAACCTGACCATTTGCATCGGGTTCTACGGGATCGCCATAGTAAATGGCGGAAGCATTGTAGGCGATCTGGACCGGAACCTGTTCATAGGTCGGGGCCGAACCAGTGCCGCTGTACTGAGAAAACCCAAAGGGGGCATTAGTGTTTGCCATAATGGCAACTCCTTTTCAGGAGCATCCCTTTCGTCGCACACCGGGGCAACTACGAGGACAAAACAGGCGAAATTCTCACGCCGGGGAGAATTAACAGAAACAATACATAAATAAATTACGCTTGACAACTGTTAAGCATACTCCATTATGCTCATGCAGTAGCTGGAGGCTGTTATGGATATGGATGGATTACACAAGCAACTAGCTTATGACCCAAAAACAGGTTTGTTTACATGGAAAGTAGATAAGAAAGGGCATATAAAAAAAGGAGACATTGCAGGAACAAAGCACAATCGCGGATATATCTCGATAACTCTCAATGGCAAATCTTATTTAGCGCACAGGCTTGCTATGATTATCAGTGGAACTTCAATTAGCTCAACAGATCAAGTTGACCACATCAATGGCAACAGGTCAGATAATAGACTGTCAAACCTTCGTGTTGCAACACATGATCAAAATTGCCAGAACGCTAAAGTTAGAAAGGATAATTTGGCTGGGCTAAAGGGGGTTGGATACGACAAAAGAATTAAGAAATGGCGCGCTAGAATTGTAGTTGATAAAAAACAAAAATGGTTAGGTAACTTTACTACACCTGAAGAGGCCCATGCAGCATATTGCAAAGCAGCAGAAGAACTGCACGGGCCATTTTCAAAAGTTACTCTTTAGGGACAGGGATCGGTTCAAACCCTTTTGTAATTTTAGGCTTAACTTGAGCATGATCACGATGCCCAAGGCCACCTTCCGGCGGGCCATTAAGCTGTTCTTCCTTGAATTTAACCTGACTGCGGGCTTTCATAAGCTGCATGGCGCGGGCTTCTTCCACAATCACAGTCGGACGCTGCATAAGGACCATGCCTTTGCGCTCAATTGTCGGATAATTGCCGTCAAATGGCATTTCTTCCGGGTGACGCGCAGTTGGGACCTCTTCCCAGCCCTGACGGTAGAGTTCCGTCATGTGAGCATGGTTAATTTGGCCCAAAACAGCCTTGGTTTTCCATTCATAGGTCCAACCATCAGGCGCTGGGGGCAGTTTAAACTCATCCACGCCATCATCCTGAACCTGATTAGCACGGATTTCGGCTGCACGGCGGGCTGCGGCAACGCGCGGGTCTTCTTCACGCATGTTTGGCCTCATGTCAGGGCGCTCAATTGGCCGCGCCACGGCTTCAGAAACGACTTCTGCGGGCGCTGCTGCCAACAAATCCTTAGCAGGACGGGGCGGGCGACCACGGCGCTTTGGGGTAGTTGCTGTATTTTCCATGATTTTCTCCTTAGTTCAGGCGATTCTGATCGCGAAGTTTGTTTTTGTAATACTCAGCAGGGCTAATACCGCTGATTTTGGCTGCTTCCACCTCTGCGGCGGTCAAACGGATCGTGCCGGGACGGCTAGATGCCCCAACAGGTTCGCGAGAAACCGGTGCAGCAGGCGGTGACTGTCGGCTTTTCACAGGCTTTGCCGCGCCAGAGGATGCATCCTCGTAACGCTGTTCCTGCTTGCCGATGCCCAAGCGGCCCTCCACAAATCGGAAATACTCATCCGATTCAGGAATGATGCCCATGTCGATAGCGTCTTCATGCGCGCGACCCATGATGCGAATGGCACGGGTATCAGGAATTGCTTCCCGATTTGAACGCAACCATTCAGCAGAACGCGGCGTAACCTTATCAATAAGGTCATCAACCGTGATTTCTTGGCGCGGCATAGGCTGAACCGGCTGACGAGGCTGGTTTTTCATTTCCTCGAAGCCACGTTCAAGCTGCTTAAGGTTGGTTGTGTTAGCAACCATAGCAGCCTGAATGTCAGCAGCCTTGTCAAAGTCGCCAATGGCCATTGCATCGCGAAGTTGAGCCTTCAACATGTCCTGTTCGCGGCTCACTGTCTCAATAGCAGTCGCTACAAGGTGCATATTTGTCTCAGAAACCTCGCCAGCAGCAGCCTGCGCACGGCGTTCGGCCTCTTCACGGGCTTTGCGCTCGCTATCAAGCTTCTTTTGAAGCGTTTTTAGCGCTTCTTCAGGGTCTTTTTCGTCAACAACCTTGGTTTTTGCAGGCTCTTTAGCCTCAACAACCGGGGTTTCAGGCGCATTTTCGTCTATGATCTCAATTACCGGGTCTTCTTCAACCTTGGCTTCTACTTTTGGCGTATCACCAAGATCAATTTCCATCTGTTCGTCTTTGTTATCCATGAGTTTTCTCCTCACCACACACGATCAGGGTGATCAATGCGACCCCTGACGTTCACATCGTCAATCATACGGCAAATTTGCCCATTGACGGTGACACTCCACCCATCAGATGGGCGGAATACAATCCAATCGCCTTCGTTAATGGTGACGCCGTTAAACCATTCGCCGGTTGCGTCATTGAAAGCAGATGGACCCTTCTTCAACACCAAACCAACCTTGGACTGATACTGATCTTCGTCAGTCGTTTTGTCGGTAAGGTAAATTCCTGACTTTGTTTTCTGAGGACGGACATAAACAGCCACTAAAAGCTGGTTATTAAAGACCTCTACGTTGGCAAGATCACCAGCTTGCTCAAGCAACGGCTTGGCCGGGTCTTCACCATGTTCCATAACCATGTAAGGCATCGTTTTCCCCTTTTACTCCTTGCCGTTAACAACGGCTTCCGCTTCATCGCAAAGCTCTAAAGCTTTACGAAGTCCATTGATGACTCCGATATGGTATCGGTAGTCAGCAAAATCATTAATTGCTTGGTAGGAACCAGTCACTTTATCTGTCATTCGCTGTATTTCTTCATTCAGAAGTTTATTCAATTCATGCCTGTAGTAGGCTTGATATGTCGTAGCCATAACCGTTCCCCTCAACGGCCCCCCTTATGAAAGGGTGGAAGCAAGAGGGGGGACCCTGCTTCCACCCGATTCACGGTTGTCTGAGTTTTACCCCAGCCCGTCCATGAATCATCCCTTACGCGCTTGGATTTCCGTCTTTTCCAAACGACCCATGCCGGAACCCGCGCCAGCATCCATGTCCTTGTACGAACGATAAGCCTTACCACCAGCCTTGCGGGCTGTACGGCCACCGGTAGCACCCGGCACCTTGTTAGGATAGCCAAGGTTCGTCGTGCCAATCACGCCATTTTCGGTTGGCTTTGGGATGCGCTTGGCAATGTCCGTCTTCTGAAGACGACCCTCGCCAGAGCCTGCGCCTGCTTCCATGTCCTTGTAGGACGCTGCGCGCTTAGTAAGGCGACCGCCATCCCTGCGAGGCGTAGGTGCCGGGCCAGCAGCGGGTGCTGGTGCAGGCATAGGCATCGGCATAGGCATCGGTGCGCCACCGGCAGCGCCGCCAGCAGCAGGAACCGGAATCGGAAGGCCGCCAGGTGCAGCGCCCATGCCCGGAGGAAGCGTAGGGCCGCCCGGAGGCATCATATCGCCCTGACCGGCAGGCTTACCAGCAGCAATGACGATGTTGATGTTGGTCTTGCCTTTGGTCTTGGTGCGACCGCCGGATGCACGGCCTGTGCGAGCTTCTGGCTTCACCATTTTCTTGATAAGCGCCTTATCGGCTTTCTCATCTTCGCGGCGTTCCTTCTTGGCTTCAGCCTTTTCCATTTTCTTGAAGAGAGCGCGATCCATAGCCTCATCAGGATGCTTGGCCTCGCCACCCTTC